CGAGGATCTCCTGCAAAGTGGCCATCCGGGCCACGTCCTTTCGGTCTGGTTACCAGACCAGCCCCTTGCTCTCCCGCAGCTCCTGGGAGCGCAGGCGGTACAAGGCGTGCTGGTGATACCGGGCCGAGTGCTCCTCTGCGGGGAGCGGGTCGTTTCCGGCGAAGGCGGATCCCTCATCGGGAGAGAGTGCCTGCGCGTGGTCATATTCATCCGCGTCCGGGACGCCTCCCGGAATGGACATGCGGACACCGAGGATCTCGGCGCCCGTGTAGGCCGGCCACAGGACCGGCCCGTACTCGCGGAGGCCCAGTTTCATGCGCCGGACCGTGCGAAGATTGCCCGCGCTGTCGGGCCGGTGCCGGTCACCGCGGCGCAGCTGCGGGTCGGAGCGGATGATCCGGCCGACAAAGGACTGCGCGGTGATCGACCCCTCGCGGATCTTGCTGAGCACCCGCTGCGCGAACGGGTCCTCGATGTCATACCTGGTCCGGGTCAGCAGGCCGCGCGCCTCGGGCTTTATATCCACCGGGACGCCGATCGGCAGCTGGAACTCCGGGGCCGGGGTTCCCTCCATCGTCTTGCCGTGGTTGTACAGCACCTTGATGTTGGCGGCCAGGCCGCCGGTATTGCGGGCGGCGAAGGCGATCGCGGTGTCGAATGCGGTCCGGTCGATGACCTCGACATAGTGGCCTTCGTGGTCCTCGATCTCGGCTTCCTGGTCGAATACTGCGGCATATGCCTCAACGATGACGCCGGGCCTGCCGTCAGGGCCGATGCTCTCGGAGCGCAAGATCTCGATGTTCTCCAGCGGGTACAGCCGCGTGAACTCGGCACGCGATGACGAGCCGCCTGAGCCGCTGTCATCGCTGTCGATGCCGAACTTCTTCGCCGCGGCGCGGATCTTCGGCATCGCCCGGTCGCCGAACGGTGACTGCGGAGCCCTGGACAGGGCATCCCGGGTGTGGGCGGCGTCGTGGACAGGGAAGTGCCGCAGCGACCGGGGCACGGTGCGGCCCGAGGAGTCTTTCTTGCCGCCTGGCTCGATGTACGCGAACGCGTCATCCGGCAGATCATTCTGGCTCGCGGTCGTGATCGCCGCCCGCTGAGTATCCAATGCAGACCTCCCGGTCTCCTTCTTGACCATTTCCGCGTGCTGCGCGGGCCACATCCCGGTAGCCGCGTGGTGAGCCAGGTCGCAGTACCCTTCCGGGTCCGCGATGTACTTCCCCAGGTGATCGACGCACCTGCGGAAATCGTCAGGCTCGCCCCACCGGATCTTCGCCGCGCCCTCGCCGTGCACCCAGTACTCGTGGAGCCGTTCGGTGGCCCTGGCGTCGCCGGGGCTGGTCTCGGCCATCAGAGTCTCGCTGCCTGCGCGGTCAGCTGCGACGCCTGCGTGAGAAGGCTGCTGATCTGGCCCCGCAGGGCGGAGATCCGCTGCTTCAGGCTGGCGTGACGCGCGGTCGCCTTGTGATGCGCGGCCGTGTGATGCTTGTGCGCCGCGGCGGCCTTCGCCGAGTGAGCCGCCGACGCCGCGTGATGCTTCGCCGCCGCCGCGGATTTCTGCGCTGCGGCCTTCGCGGTCTTCTGCTGCTTCAGCAGCTGGTTGAGCTGCTGCTGGAGCTGGTGCGCCTTCTCCCGGTCCGCCTTCGCCCTGGCCAGCAGCGCCGCTTTCCGCGCCGCATGCGACGGCGAGGACTGCCCGTGACCGGACGGCTTAGCGCCCTTGCCGCTGCCCTTCGACGGGCCGCCGCTGCCGCCGCCGCTGGTGAACTGGCCGCCCGTCGCGGACCCCGCCGGGGCATGGCTGTGATTGAACCGCTGCGCCGGCGCCGCCCACTGCCCGGCCCACTGCGCCGCCCACGTGTCAGCCATAGCCGCCTCCGGTCAGCGCCCGACGCGCGCTCGACGGCCGCGCCAGTGGCCTGGACCCGTTCCCGCCGTCACCCGGCGACGTGCTGCCGACTGGCAATCTGCCAAGTGTCGGCGGCAGCGGCGTAGCGGTCGCGCCCGGCTGGCCGGGCTGCGGAAGCTGATGCTGCACCGGCGGCGACGACCCCGGCGTCCCGATTCCCCCCGCCTCCAGCTGCGACAGGTCCATCGACTCCACCGCCGCGACCGCCGACTCGTGGGTGTAACCGGCCTGCACCAGGGCGAGGAGCGCCTGAGCCCGCACCAGGGCGGCCTGGCCGCGCTCCATCTCGCCGTCCTGCAGCGCCGCGATATCCGACGTGTCGAACCACAACCGGTTCCCCGCCGGCACATCCAGCAGCTGCTCCAGAGCACCGCACACCGACCGCCACTGCGGCCGCGCCCACAAGTTCGCGAACTTCGTCATGCTCTCTTCGAAGCCCCGGCCGGCCCCGCGCAGGGGTTCGAGGCCGACCAGGACCCCCGGAACGCCGCACGCAGCCAGGATCCGTTCAGTCCCGGCCGCGGAGACGTTCGAGAAATCCATCTGCACCAGGCTGTTGCCGATCACCGTCGCGTCAGCGCCCTGATCCAGGACCAGCGTCTTATACGCATTATTCGCGGAACCGTACCGGGCGTGCATCCGCTCACGGATCGAGTCCACCGTGCCCGGCTGCAGCTTCTGGCTGTACTTGATCAGCAGATTCGGGCTGGCCGAATTCTGCAGGTACCGCACCTTGTGCTGCACCAGGCCGTCATCACCCAGCACATCCCGGTACACCGGCGTCAACGGCGCCATCCCCCGGAAATCAGCCTGCGGGTCAGGGATAGGCGCCCAGTGCACGCACTCCCCGGCCGGCACCATGAACCCCTGCCCCTGGTCCAGCTGCGTCTTCGGCGGCTCCCACCAGTACCCCAGCGGCCGCCGGTAATAGCCGCCCCCGCCCACCTGCACCCGCTCCGAAACTATGGTCGTCCAGTCCGGGCGCAGGCGCACCAGCCTGTCCTCACCCGGCGCATCCCAGATATACGCGTTCCCCGCCAGGAACACGTCCTGCTCCATCCGCGCCAGCAGATGCGCCGCCGTCGTATTCGGCCCGAACGGCACCTCAAGCTTCGCCAGCGTCATGTTCCCGAACAGGTGCTTATCGTCCTTCGCCTGATACTGGAACGTCGCCTCCGAGAACAGCGACATCCGGGCCAGCGACGCACCGAACACCACCGCATTCGACGCGTTCGTATTCTGCGCCCACGCCGTCAGCTGCGGCAGCACCGCCTCCCGGTCCGCCGACGAGTAACTGCTGGTCAGGACGGCAGCGCCGCTAGCCTGGCCCTCCCAGTAGCCGTCACGGCGGATCAGCCGGTCCAGGAGCCTCACGCCGGCACCCACCGGCCGTCGCGGATGAACCCGTGGTCACCGCACTCGCACAGCAGCGACGGCGAGAGCGTCAGCGGATCCCAGGATTCAACCGTCCAGAACGGGCCGCTGAAGTACGCACTGGCGGCCGGGGTATCGAAAGTAATCGCGCCCTCGCAGTAACCGCCCTGCGTGCCAGGATTGACGCCGGGCAGCTTGTGACGGACGAGCCCGGTCACCCGCGCAGGCAGCTGGTCAGCCATATCACGGTACTGCGGGTTAAGGTCCAGGTCGGGATCCCAGTCAGCGAACCTGATGCTGTGCCCGTCGCCGAGGTCGATCTCTGTGTTCACGACGCCCGCGCCCGCTCGAGGACATCATGCAGCGTCGGCACCTGGTGCACCGGGGGCGCCTGGACGCCGCGGCCGTCATCCCGCAGCAGCGCGTACACGCCGACCGCCACCGAATCCGCGACGATACCCAGGCCCAGCGCCCACGTCCCGATCAGCGCCGCACCGCCCAGCACCCCGGCCAGCGACACGAGCAGCAGCACCACCGACAGCCGCACGATCGCCTCCTCAGATAGCCCAGACACCAGGTGCTGACAGCTCGAGCCAGCGGCGGAACGCCCAGCATGCCAGGGTTGCCGCGACGAGCGGCGACTGGTCGACCGTGACGCGCCGCTCCCACGCCTGGGCACCCGCCAGGGCTCGCTGCTGCGCCGCCTGCACCGCCGCCGTCAGCGGCGGCTGGCTCAGATGCGCCAGCTGCCCGTCGTTCACCAGGTCGAGGAACTCGCCGTGCGCCGTGGCGACGTCCCCGGTCTTCGGCTCCGTGACCAGGATCCCCGCCTCGGCCAGCGGCTTCAGCAACGTCACCGACTGGCTCCTGGCGTCGACCACGACGGCCACCGGGTCATGCTTCTCCCACAGCGACTGGAGGCGGCCCACCGCGCCCCGCGGGTGCTCATACCAGACCAGGTCCACCAGGACCCGCGTCCCGTCCACCTCACGCCCGGCCGCCACGATCGCCGCCTTCTTACGGTCCTCGCTGATCTCGCACGCGAACGCGACCTCGCCGCTCACAGCCGGGCCCCGGGCGCCGCGCAGGCGTCCCACGCATCCGCCGAGATCGTCTCCCACGAGCCGCCGTCAACCGGGTAATCACCGATCGACAGCCGCTCACGGGCGAACGCCTCGGGACCTAGCGCGGCCCGTTCACGCTCGATGTAATCAGCCGTGATACGGCCCGTATGCATCCCCGGGTTCGCCCGCGCCCACTCCGCAGGGTCCGCCGGGTCGTAGCCGTTCTCGTCAACGGACCACTCCAGGAACGCCAGCGACCCGTCACCGCCCGCCAGGCCACGCCGCCGCACCCGGCCCAGCTGCACCGACCCCGGATTACCAGCCGTCGACGTGTACCACACCTGCGGATCCGGCCTCGCCGTCAACGTCGGCAACAGGGCCGCCATCTCCTGGTCACCGAGCTCATACGCCTCGTCGAGAATGACCAAGTCGGATGTGAACCCGCGGCCCGACCCGCTCGAGCGGGCCACGAAACGCAGCCGCTTCCCGTCCTTCAGCTCAATCGCCTCAGCACCCGCCGCCGTCCGGATCCGCGACACCCGCGACTCAAAATCCGGATGCCCCTCGATCACCGACCGGATCCGCAGAAACGCCTCAGCCGCCGTCTTGAACTGATGCGCCGAATGCAAGATCAGCCGCACATCAGGAAACAGGAACAGCGCCGCCAGCTCCAGCGCCTCCAAGACGGTCCCCTTGCCGTTCTGCCGGGCGACGATCAGGCACGTCTCGAAAGCCGCCCACCGGCTCCCACGGCGCCGCAGCCCAGCCTCCAGCACGAACTGCTGCCACGGATCCAGCTCGAGGCCGGCATGCGCGGCGAGCTTCACCGCGTTGCGGCCCGACTCGTCCCGGTCGGACGGCGGCAGCCAGCACAGCCGCGGCTCCTGGTCACCCAGCAGCGGCACGCCGCGCGGCGAGCTCATCAGCGCGGAGGGCATCGACAGCCGTCCTTTCCGGCCTGGCGTCCTTCGCGGCGGCCCGCAGGTCGTCTAGGAGGAGCCGGAGTTGCGGGGCGGCCCCCCCCCCGGCCCCCCCGCCCCCCGCCCCGTCGATCAGCCAGGCCCC